CACTTTATGGGCGCCAAGTGGAAGATTATGAGCGTTGAAGTCCAATACCCGAGGCTAATACTGACTATAGGGGGCGTATACAATGGCGAGTAGACTTGATTTACACGAGTTACTTTGTAGCGTATTAGGAACTCGTAATGTATATTTTCAACCCCCCGAGTCGATCAAGATGCAGTATCCTTGTATTGTGTATAAACGAAGTTCGATTAACACGCGATTTGCGGACGACGAACTTTACATGCGTAAGAAAAGGTATACCGTCACCGTAATCGACAAAAATCCGGATAGCGAAATTCCGGATAAGGTAGCGTCTATTCCGATGTGCACATTCGATAGACATTTCACATCAGACAATCTTAACCACGATGTATTTTTGATTTATTATTAAGGAGGTAGTTATAAATGGCAAAATTAGTATGGGATCAGATTGGCGAAAGGATTTATGAAACTGGTACCAAAAACGGCGTCTTGTACGTTCGTGATGAAAATGGAACATACCCGAAAGGAGTAGCGTGGAACGGTTTAACCGCCGTTACTCAATCACCGTCCGGAGCAGAACCAACACCACTTTGGGCAGATGATATCAAATACTTAAATCTTATTTCAGCCGAGGAATTCGGAGCAACGATTGAGGCGTATACCTATCCCGAAGAGTTTGAAGCATGTGATGGGTCGGCAGCAATTACTCCCGGAGTAACAATCGGACAACAGAAAAGAAAAGTGTTCGGATTATCCTACAAGACTACTATCGGGAACGACGTTGACGAGAATGATTACGGATATAAGATTCACCTCATTTATGGGGCAATAGCGGCTCCTTCGGAGAAAGCATATGCGACAATCAATGATTCTCCCGAAGCGATCACTTTCTCGTGGGAGATATCCACCACTCCCGTAGAAGTTCAGGGATACAAACCAACCGCGATACTTACAATTGATTCGACAAAAGTAGATGCAGAAAAGCTTGTCGCTCTTGAAAATATTCTGTATGGTACTTCCGAATTGGATCCTCGTCTTCCATTACCGGCTGAAGTGGCCGCTATCTTTGATGGAGAAACGCCTGTAGCATTGGCTCTTTCCTCAATCGTTCCAGATGACGAAGAAACAGGCGTTTCTCTTGACGCTAATATAGTATTTACGTTCAACAACAAGATCGCTAAGGAAGCAATAGTCGTTACTGATGCTTTAGGTGACATGGTAACCGGAACAAAAAGTTGGGATCCTACTGGTAGAATACTCACTTTCAACCCGACCGATAACTTCGCAAATGATACAATTTATATTGTAACCATTAGCGGAGTAGTTGACATCTATGGGCAAGCGCTAGAATCAATGGTGAAAAATTTCGAGACTACGTCCATCTAACATCGCGTAACAAAAGCTTAGGACTCTCTGAAATACGGGAGTCCTAATTTTATTGTTTAAAATTGAAAGGAGAAAAACGATGATTAAAAAGACAATTAAATACACCGACTATAACGGTAACGTAAGAGAAGAAGATTTCTACTTTAACCTTAATAAGGCTGAATTAACAGAAATGGAATTTTCACACGATGGCGGCTTGACAGGTTTGATTGAGAGAGTTGTAAAGGAACAAGATAATAAAGAAATAATTAGGATTTTTAAGGACCTCGTATTAAAAGCATATGGCGTTAAATCCGACGATGGTAGAAGGTTTATTAAGAATGACGAGATTCGCGATTCATTCGCTCAAACCGAGGCATATAGCGAGCTGTTCATGGAGCTTGCAACAGATGCGGATGCGGCGGCGGCATTTATAAACGGTATAACCCCAGCGACACCCAAACAAACAGCTCCTCAACACCCCGCAAACAAAAATTAAACATTTGAGAAGGAGGGATCAAAGATGTTATCGATAACTATCCCTGCCGTCGAGCAGTTTGACGAAATCAAACAAGAATTTGTCAACTCCAAAGAGCAGAAACTCCATTTAGAGCACTCTTTGGTCTCTCTGTCCAAATGGGAATCAAAATGGCAAAAACCGTTTTTATCAAAAACAGAAAAAACCATAGAAGAGACGATTGATTATATTCGCTGTATGACAATCACACAAAATGTTGATCCAAACGTTTACAATTTTATCACACCGGAAAACATTCAGGAGGTAACAGCTTACATAGAAGCTCCGATGACAGCGACTACAATTAATAATCAAGCGCTCACCCCAAACAGAGAGATAATTACTGCTGAAATCATCTATTATTGGATGATAGCGTTAAATATACCTTTCGAGTGTCAGAAGTGGCATTTAAATAGGCTTCTTACACTTATTAACGTAACAAATATTAAGAATGGCCCCCAAAAGAAAATGGGAAGACAAGCCACGTTGAGACGTAATGCGGCTTTAAATGCAGCAAGAAAAAAACGACTTAATACGAGAGGATGAGATAAGAGGTGATAGTTAATAAAAAACAGATTGTTTACAACAGAAGCATACGTACACAGGAAATCAAGTATATCGTAATTCATGATACAGGTAACCCCGGTAAGGGCGCAAACGCCGAATCACATTTCAAGTATTGGAACAGCGGGAACAGACAATCGTCCGCAGATTTTGTGGTAGACAAAGACCAAGTATTACAGATAAACGATTACTTTAAATATTATACATGGCATTGCGGCGATGGTGGTGGAAAATATGGCATAAGCAACGCCAACAGCATAGGAATCGAGATTTGTATTAATTCTGATGGCGATTATGACGCCGCGTGGAATAAAACAGTTGAGCTAACGAGATATCTAATGAACGAACTCGGAATCCCAGCCGATCGCGTTGTGCGGCACTATGACGCAAGCCGAAAAAACTGCCCAGCAACTATGTCGGCTAACAGTTGGGCGAAATGGAACCAATTCAAAGTTGCTATTACGGCCGAACAAAAACCGGAGGAGGGTTTAACAGTGGAGCAATACAATGAACTAAAAAAGATGATTGACGAATTATCTGCAAAAATCCCGGAACCAACTATGATTTATGCATGGATTGACGACAACATGCCAGACTGGGCGAGACCTACCGTTGAGAAACTCTATAATGCTGGATATTTAAAAGGCGACGAGCAGGGTCGACTTAATCTCGACTATAATACCTTGCGTATACTCGTCGTGCTTGACCGCGCAGGAGCTTTTAAACAATAATAATCACAAAAAAAGGGGTGATAATTCGCAATGAAAATTAAACATCGAGGAAATTTCAATAATACGGAACGATTTATCAACAGAGTAAAAAAGACAGACTTTGCGAAACTCTTAGCTCCCTACGGTCAACAAGGTGTAACAGCACTTTCAGAAGCAACGCCTAAGCGTTCCGGTGAAGCCGCATCTTCCTGGGGTTATGAAATCGAATCAACCTCTAAAGGTGTGAAAATTACTTGGACAAACTCGAAGATGGCAGGCAATGTTCCCCTAGTCCTCCTTATACAATACGGACACGGAACAGGTACAGGCGGTTATATAGAAGGACAAGATTTCATTAATCCCGCTCTTCGCCCGGTTTTTAACCGAATGGCTATGGATATTTGGAGAGAGATAACAAATTATTAAGACTTTAAAAAGCAATAAAAACCCAGAGAAAGAGGTGGTTAATTCGTGAGTAATATTGACAAACGTATTGTTGAGATGCAGTTTGACAACAAACAATTCGAAAAAGGCGTAAAAGAAACCGTCAATTCTCTAAACGACTTAAAAAAGGGACTTGACTTATCCGCTTCGTCGAAAAACTTAGCTGACCTACAAGCACAAGGTAATAAATTTTCCCTCGCCAATATTACAACGAGCGTACAAAGTTTGTCCGATAGATTCTCTACACTTGGTATTATTGGGATGACCGCCCTCCAAAACATTACAAATTCGGCAATCGATCTGGGTAAAACGATTACAAGCGCCGTTATGGCTCCTTTATTGGAAGGCGGTAAGAGAAGAGCGCTTAATATTGAACAGGCTAAGTTTCAGTTTGAAGGTCTTGGAATGGATATTGAAGCTACTATGGCCGATGCTAGTTATGCGGTGGACGGAACAGCGTATTCGTTGGACGCAGCGGCAAAGGTTGCTTCGCAGCTTGGCGCCTCCGGCTTGCGTGCCGGCGAAGATATGCGTAAATCACTACGTGCGATATCCGGCGTTGCGGCTATGGCTGGTTCTTCATATGAAGATATTGGAAACGTGTTTACCAAGGTTGCGGGCCAAGGACGATTAATGGGCGATGACCTATTGAGGCTGTCCTCCAGAGGAATAAACGCAGCAGCAACCATCGCAAAAGAGCTCAACAAAACAGAAGCAGAAGTTCGAGATATGGTCACAAAAGGCAAAATCAACTTCCAAATATTTGCAGATGCTATGGATTCGGCATTTGGCGAACATGCTACAGCGGCCAACAAAACATTCACTGGTTCATTGTCGAATGTTAAATCGGCATTGGCTCGTATAGGAGAAAAATTCTATACGCCGTTCCATGCCAACCTGATACGACCTCTTAATGATTTAAGAACCGTGATAAACGAGGTAAATAGCGCTCTCACTCCAGCCTTTGATAAGTTATCAGCATTCATGGGTATTTTTAGCAAAGGGTTAAGTAGTCGAATCCAAAACTTTGACACCGGATGGAATCAGCTACTTGGACATGGGATAGCAAGCGCTAAGGAATTCGAAAACGTTATCAAAGAGGTTTCGGGATTCGACAGTAAGAAGTTTTCCGAATTAGGAATAAAAGAGGACGGTTCTGGGTTTGCGGCTAGTCTAACCGCTGGATGGGTAAATGCCGACATACTTACCAAATCGATAGCTACTCTTACTGAAAAGATAGAAGGTTTAAACGAGGAACAACTTAAAGAGATAGGATATACTAAAGAACAGGCAATAGCCTTATCGAAGTTGAATAAGGGACTACAAGATGGCTCTATATCAGCAGACGAATGGGTTAATAAACTACAAAGATCATCAGGGGCGAGAAACATCATAGATGGGTTGTCGAACGCTGTTAGTTTTCTTGGTTCGGTCTTAAAACCTATAAAAGATGCTTGGAGTAACATTTTTCCTTCATGGACGAATGAGTCGATTTATCAACTTACCGTACGATTCAAAGAATTCACCTCACAATTCAAAATGGGAGCAAGTCGGGCTGAGAAACTAAGAACCACATTTAAAGGTTTGTTTTCGTTATTAGACACCGGTAGAATCATACTTAGCTCCTTTTTCAAAGTTTTTCGTGATATTTTAAAAAACATACTTCCCGCCGGAGAGGGGTTCCTAAACCTTTCAAGTAGCGTGGGTGAATTGCTATTGAAATTTAACGAGGCTGTTAGAGAGTCCGGTATATTTGGAGGAATGGTGTCTACCTTAGGTAATGTTTTTAGGGTGATGGCTAATGTGATATCGCACGCTTTAGGGGTAGTCACTGGTGCGGTGGATGGTTTAACAGACAGTATAAGTTTTAATTGGTTGGAAACGCTAGGTAATATTTTGACAGCCGTAGGTAATGCGTTTAAATTTCTAGGAGGTAAGATTAAAGAGTTTTTTACTGCGGCTGGAATGAGCGATATCAAATCGTTTATAGACATAGGTTTTCTATTATATGTTATAGACGCGATTAAACGTATCTCTTTCTCTTTAACACAAGTATTTGGTTTAAAATCTGGTACAGGAATAATAGGAAACATAACCAGTAGTATAAGTAATTTGCGTGGCGCTTTGTTTGAGATGCAACGAAAACTTAAAGCAGAAATGATACGTACTTTAGCCATATCGGTTGGTATATTAGCTGCTTCACTATTCGTATTATCTAAAATAGACCCAGATGCTCTGGCTAGATCTTTAACTGTTATGACAGTTTCGTTTGGAGAACTTTTAGGTTCCATGGCAATATTGTCAAAGTTAAACCTAAAGGGTATAACGAGAGTAACCGGCACGATCATTGGGTTATCAACAGCAATTTTAATTTTATCCTTTGCCATGAAAAACTTCGCCTCTCTGGATTGGGCTGGGATAGGTAAAGGACTAACCGCTATAACCGTTTTAATGGCCGAACTAGTTGCTGCTTCTTTGATAATGAGTAAGAATTCGTCTAAGATGGTAAAAGGTTCAGTCGGACTAGTATTATTCTCCACGGCAATGGTGATCCTATCCAAAGCCGTAGAAAAATTAGGGTCGCTATCTTTACAAGAACTTGGAAAAGGACTAGGCGCTTTTACTATATTGTTGGCTGAACTAGTTGGGACGTCGCTTATTCTTAGCAAAAACTCAGCTAAAATGATCAAAGGTTCGGTCGGACTAGTGTTATTTTCGTCAGCCTTGTTGGTTCTCGCCAATGTTGTAAAGACATTAGGAGCGTTATCTTTAGAAGAGCTGGGTAAAGGCTTAGGGGTGTTTACTGTATTGCTTGGATCGCTAATAGGAGCCTCTCTTATACTCAGTAAAAACTCGGCTTCGATGATGGGCGGTTCTGTAGGACTTATATTGTTCTCCGCCGCTATGGTTATTTTATCTAAAGCGGTGCAAAATCTTGGAAGTCTGAATATACAAGAATTAGTAAAAGGACTTCTTGGTATGGCCGCGGCGTTGGGTATAATCATAGGTACTATGTATGCATTACCAAAAGGAATGATGGTACAGTCCAGATCTCTTTTAGTTGTTTCCACGGCGTTAGTCGTAATGTCGAAAGCGTTACAAACTTTTGGCAACATGGGCTGGGATAATATTATTAAGGCAGGTACAGTTTTAGCAGGTTCTTTAGCTATGATAGCGGGAGCAATGTATTTAATGACTGGAGCATTACCCGGGGCTGCGGCATTATTAACGGTGTCTGCTGCTTTGTTACTCTTAACTCCTACTTTGTTAGCGTTTGGATCAATGCCTCTCGATATGATTGGTAAAAGCCTTCTCATGTTAGCTGGCGTTTTTACTGTTTTCGGAGTGGCCTCTTTATTATTGGGCCCGATCATTCCTTTAATATTGGGAGTAGGAGCCGCTCTATTAGTTATGGGCGCAGGGGTAGCGTTAGCCGGTGTAGGTATACTCGCCCTTGGGGCTGGTATAACCGCTTTAGCTGCCGCATTCGCAGCAAGTGGCGGCGCTATATTCTCAGTAGTAAGGGGCTTCCTCGCGTTAATACCGGAATTCTTTAAAAAACTTGGAGAAGGGATTGTGGCTTTTGTTAAAGCCATAGCCGATAGCTCTGATGCCATATCCAAAGGCGTTGCGAAAATTATTGTTGGTATACTACAGGCCATTATCGACGCAATGCCAAAATTCTTCGAAGCGGCCACAGTTCTTCTTGTCGGTATTTATCAACTAATAATCGATACTGCTCCTAAATTCATCGAAGCTATCTTTGTGGTACTTACGGCATTGCTTGATGAGCTTGTAGAGTTTATACCCAAGTTCGTTGACGCAAGTATAAAAATCATGACGGGAATTCTCACTGGTATAGCTGAAAACATTCCAAAGGTAGCAAAAGCCGGTGCGGATGTAGTGATAGCCTTCTTACGCGCAATAGGAACTGAAACGCCGCGAATAATTGATGCGGGTTTCAAAATGATAATAGACTTTATTAATGGGCTTGCCGACTCCATAAGGGAAAACACTCCAGAGTTAATAGTCGCAGGTCAAAACCTTGCTGATGCTTTAGTTAGGGCTATCGCGGATGTACTTACCGGCGGTATATTCGGGTTCTCGAAGAAGGGTAAGGAGTCCGGGGAAGCTTACGAAGACGGCATGGCTGGTAAAATTAAAGATATACGAGATAAAGCGGGAGAAGCTGCCAAAGAAGCTCTCGAAGGCCTGAAGTCTAAAACTAAAGAAATGTACGACGTCGGCGTTGACGGTGTTAAAGGTTTTATATCAGGATTGGGTAGCAAAATTAAAGGAGTTATAGATAAGGCCAAAGAGTTAGGCACAGCCGCTATTACCTCTGCTAAAACAGCATTAGACAGTAGTTCTCCTTCTAAAGAATTCATTTACATAGGCCAAGCTATAGGCGAGGGTCTAGCTATCGGTATCGACAACAGTATCGGAGACCCAGTTCGTGCCATATCCAACATGACGGATGAAATCATTAATATAGCATCCGGAAATTTCGAGAAATTTGAAAAGTGGATGAGCGACAGGAAATACTTCGATAAAAGTAGCTTAGTTGAGGAACTTATTGCTTGGGAATCAATTCAAAATGCGGCTTGGCGCTCTGCCGAGGAACGTGAAAAAGCCGCAAAAGAAGTATATCGAATCCAAAACGAACTTATTAAAAAGGCGTATGAGCATTCTATGAATTGGATAGCCGAACAGAAGAAGCACAATAATTTAAGTTTGGAAGACGAATATGCAGCATATGAAAGGATTAACGGCAATCTCGGACAATATATAGAGCTGCTTAAAGAGTCGGGATATACTGAAGCCCAAATATCTAAACAAATCACCGAACTAGTTAAAGCTAACGACGAAGAAAAATACAGAGTAAGAAACGAACTTATAGATAGGGCATATCAGAACTCGTTGAATTGGATTGAGGAACAGAAGAAGTATAATCGTTTAAGTTTGGAGGAAGAGCTTGCCGCCCGAGAGAGAATAAACAATAATCTCGCCGGTTATATTAACGATCTTCGAGAAGCGGGGTATACGGAACTCCAAATACAGGCGCAAATAAAGGAAAAAGTTAAAGCTAACGATGAGGAAAAATACAGAATACGTAAAGAGCTCATAGACGAATCATATCAGAATTCGATGGATTGGATTGAAAGGGAAACTAACCTTGAGCGTATGAGTTTAACCGACAAGCTCGCGGCTTACACTCGTATTCGAAATAATCTAAACGACTATGCTGATGCGCTGAGAGCTCTTGGTGCCACCGAGATGGAAATAGAAGAATTCTTAAGCGATAGACGTAAAAAGACAGAGTTAGAAATTCTAAACACAGCAAAAGAGATAAACGAAGCTCGAAAAAAGTATTACGACGATGTCGCTAAAATCGAAGAAGACAGAAAAAATAAGCGCATCCAGTTAGAGCAGGAATACGCTGATAAGACCAAGGAAATCAACCAAAAACTACAAGACGACATTAAACGGCTTGAAGATGATTATAAGAACGCCCTTGATTCTCGGGCCAAGGCTATCTATAATTCTTACGGTTTATTTGACAAGGTTGAGGCTAAGAAAGCTGTAAGCGGTTCTACGCTGATGAAAAACCTACAAGACCAAGTGGACGAGCTTGACAAATGGCAGAGTCTGCTTTCGCAGTTATCCGCCAAAGGACTTAATTCTGCCCTGGAAGAGACAG